GGAGATGTCATCTCAAGTCCATCTTCTGTTCTGAGATACGTACCAAATCTTTCTCCCTTCTCAAGTTTTTTAATGAAAATTGACTTAGCATTTTGTATGATTTTATAAAGATCGACACAACTAGCCAAGCTGGCCTCATGATCTTCAATCAAATCTAGTCCATCATACATCTTTTGAAGCTTTGCTGCCTTTGCTTTAGGTGTCTTAAGTTTAGCAACTGCCTTACCTAATTCAGTTTCCCAATAAGATGTAAATTGGTTTACAAATCTATTACCAGCAGGAACAGCAATCTGATCTCTGATATATTTGTTAAAAAATACTTTCAACTTAGGTCCAACAGTCAACTGATCATTTGCTTCAATCTGTTTTGAAACTATATCTAAAAATGGAGAAGCACTATTAACAAGTCTATTACTCCTTTGTTTCAATCCAATCAAAGAATTCTTCTCTCCTTTTGTTAATAAAGTATCGTTACCAAGTTCTCCTGTCTCTGCACTCAGAACTAATATATCATCATGCTCTTTTAATTTAGATACATCAAATCCAAACTTAGCATTCATTAATTCAATACTACGTCCTTCATAAAATGTATGGAATACTACTCCTATCTTCGCTGCTTTAACTTTGTCATATAAATCATCTCCTTTAGCAACAGAATATGTAATAGTATTTGGTTTGAAAGTTATATTACTTACACCATCTATCATCTCAGTTCCCTTATCATCAGTGAATAATAAATCTCCCTGTGCAACACCAGTAATACCGAGTTTAGGTAGATACTTTAAAGCATCTTTTAATTTCTTTACCAATCCAGCAGCATGTCCGTGATTACGATCTATATCTTCATTTGTATAATTAATCTTTGCATCCTTATTAAAGACTGACTTAGTACCAACAAAAAATCTCTTTGTTCCTGGATACAATCCACAGAATATAGCAGGAGCACCGTCCCATTTTGTAGTAATGGTAAAACTATTGCTAGTGTTACCAGTAAATGATCGTGCAAGATCATCTAAGAATACAAAAGCATCCTTAGCACCTGCTGTACCATCAATTAAGATGCTATCTTCTAAGTGTTCTAGGTGAGTATTCTTAGACATCAGTACAACTTTAAGAAAGGACCATATTGCTTACCTTCTTTCTTGGATATAAAAACCAAGTCAGTAAGAAATTCTCTTATACCATCATTATCAGTATCTTGAATGGAAAGTACACAACATAACCATGACATCTGCATAAGCTTAGTGTTAGCAACATGAGCTTGCTTTGGGTTTGCCATTACTCCAGTAAATCTATTATAAACATCTTCTGGTTTAACCTTGTGTGTACCATCACCAACTTTATACTCACCGAAATCAACATTCTTCTTATGAAGGAACTCTGCCATTGCTGTAATATTTTCTTTCCATTTTGCTAATGTAACTACATCACTTGGATAGTCATCATGTGATGCCTTAAACTTCTTCCATGTTGAAGGAACATGTTTATCTTGATACGCATCAAGAAGTCCCTCAACAAATGCTGATGTGGCCTTACCTAATCTAGCAGCACCAAATCCCTTCTGGGTTGATTCATATTTTAAATTACCTATGGAAGTACTAGTATTTGCTTTAACCTGAAACTTATATTGTTTATTACCATCAATAACCCAGAGAATACTATCTTGAGTCACAAATTTCTCTGCACCTGACTCTTTGGAATCTGGATCTGGCTCTGTGCCAAGTTTACACACTGGACCATAAACCTGGCCAGTACCTAATGAAAATGTTTTATTTGATAATTCAGTAAAAAACTGTTCCTCTACATTAACAAATTCCCACTTCGCTTCTTGTTGAGTAACCAACTTTAAAGATATTCCCCAGATCTCTTTCTCTTTAAACAATGCTCTCATCTCAGAATTAAACTGTTCTATCTTTGCTGCGAAATGTCTCTTCCTAAAAACACTCTGACCAGCAGCAGGTGTATCCATAATCTTTCTAAGATTATCAATATGCTTAGAACGTTTCTTTATCAACCATATATCAGCAGGGTTCCAATTATCTTTTCCTTTAATTCCTAAAACATTATTAACACCTATAATTTCTTTTGTGATAAAAGTCATAAAAGGTCCATCACGTTCAAACTCTTCAAAGTCATTACCATTTGGATATTTTTTAAGAGCTGCTAACAATGCTTTCTGTTGCTTATAGAAGTTGTCTATCCATCCCATATCACATGGAGTTTTTGCTATCTTCTGCCACAATTCATCTAATTCTTTTCTACATGGTTTATGATCTGAAATATCTTTTGCACTCTTAGGATCTAGTTTGGGTTTACCTACAAGAACATACTTAAAAACAATAGAAGAACCAGTCTCTTGTAATTTTGTCATATCAGATGACGTGACACTAGTACCATCAGCACCAACTGTCTTACCACTTTTAAGAAATCTTATTATCTGATACCTTTTTTTCACATCCTTACGAAGGCTATCTGATTCTTGCCAAGTAGATATCCATGGCCACGCTGTATCAATATACAAATCATTTGGACCAGGTGCTTTAGACTTACCAGAGTAACATTCAAATTGTTTATAATGATGTTGTCCTGGCTCTAAGGTAGGACGATATTTTATCCAATCAACTCTACCATGATACATTGAGTGTATTATATCTATCACATGTTGAGGACATTTAATCGTAATAATAGTTTGACTCCTATTAGTTTTAGTATACTTAGGAAATTCAAATGGTAAATCAACTAACCATCGACTCTGGCCAGTCATCTGACATATTTTATCCCACCTCTTCTTAAAGGTCGCCACCTTTATCTCGTCTCTAATAGTACGACTGGATACAGGTTGAAAATTTGCCATTAAAAAACCTCCCTACTAATATATTTAGAGGAAGGTCTTCTTTTTATCTGTCTCCTGCTGCTCTGTTCTCTGAATTTTCTACATCAAACGATCCACCAGGATATCTTTTCTCTAGTTTCTCTACGTTCCTTATGATAACATCATCGAATGATATGTCCAGAGCCATACAAGCCTGTGCCACATACCACATAACATCACCCAACTCAATGATAAGATGCTCACGATTATCATCATTCCATGGCTTACCTTGAAAAACCATCTTCTTAACAATCTCCAAAAACTCACCAGACTCAGCAGCAAGCCCAACGCCAGCAGTGGTAAGACGTTCAATATTGGCACCTTCTCGGTCAAGTTCACCCAGACGGTCAGCAAGATCGACAAAATTCTTAGAGGAATCGGATGTGACAGCATCCACGAAATGAGAGTACTTATCAAAATCTATAGCCATAATTTATACATTCCATTCAGCAAATTTACTTAACCTATTTTTTGTTTCAGTGAATTGGGGATTGGTATCCTCATCCTCTTCAACATTGATGACATTAGCGTCCTCCGCTACATCATACAGCCTCATCTTCGATCTGTCAATACCTACCATAAATTTTCTTGATGAGGTCGGATCGTTGTACCTGTTTTTGAGTTGTTTGACCATGAGGCGACCTTGTTGCTCAAGTTCCTCAGTAGAGATAAGGGCAAACATAAGATCAGCAGTGGCAGGAAGACCAAAAGACTCAGAAGTATCGGTAAGGTCAGGGTCGCTGCTGCCAAAACCACTGCGAGTAGTTTGAGTAGCAGATACAATGGGAAGATTATGTTCCACAGCAAGACCACGAAGCTCTTCCGCAATCGCTTTGACATACGTGTATGAGTTAACAATCGCACCTTTATACCTCGCACTAGCACAAATATTCAAGTAATCAATAAAGATAATATCAGGTTTGAATCCTTTCTTCAAAGACAAATCAGATAAGAGTGCTTTGAAATGGCCTGCATGAGCAGATGCTGTTGGATATTCCTTGATAATTAACTTCCCTTGAGTTTTACGAGAAATTTCAGTTACCTTAGATTTATATAGAACCTCTGGAAGTTCTGCAATATCTCTTATATTTACATTGAGAAGATTTGCATCAATTCGTTCAGCAATTTTCTCCTCTGCCATTTCACATGTAATGTATAGTACGTTCCGTCC